ACTATCGTTGGCTTCTAAACTTACACTTGTACCACTGGCTAATAGCCCACGCATAGTATCCATTATGCGCCAATCACCCGAACCAACGGATTTAGTCATAATCCACTGAGGTTCAAATCCAAGATTAATAGTACGATTAGAACCACTTTCACCACTGCACGTCCCACACTTAATAATATCAGCATCACCATCAGGGCCGAACCCACCGTCACCGTCATTGTGGGCGAATAGGTAGGCTACGTAATCTTGATTTTGGTTGTCTAATACATAACCACCTGTAGAAACTTCAAATGAAGTACTGTTAACAGTTGAACTGTCATGTAATAATGAACCACCTGCCGCAGCGGTGGAGTCTAATCTTAAACCATTATTTCCTGACAAAGATCTGTGCCAAACTCCCCATTGTCCTGAACTAGTTGATTTACATATTATCATTCCTGGTGTTGAACCTAAGTTATGACTAATAGCTCTATTGCTAGTATTATCTCCAGTATACGTCACAATATCAAAAAACTTAGGGGCTTTGCGAAATGTCCAAGATACTATGTCTTCACCGTTGCTGTTTAATTCAACACTAGAGCCGATACTAAAACCATTCGAGTTAAAAGCAGTAAATCCGTTTGATAAAGAAGCTTCTGCATTTGTTGAATTTGCGATTAGTTTTTTACCAAGTGTCCTCTCCGTATCAAAGAAAAGATTATCGTAGCCTGAGTAAACATCATTAGTCCTAGTCTTAATCCAAACCAAACCACCTTCACCACTAAGGTCAATATTGTTGGTAATCGTTTGTGCAGAACCAGTTCCGTCATACAAAAACGTGCTAAACACCTCGTCTACATCAAGAGATGCACCACCAGCCGCCTGACCAGCCGCTGCCTTTAATAATTTAGTTGATATGTTCATTATTTTATATCCTGACCAGCCACCAAGAGATTGTATATCGTGCCACCGTCTGTAGTAAAAATCACAAACGTATCAATCGCATTTGTCGTAGCTGTTAGTGTCGGTGCAGTACCACCAACAAAGTCTACACTTGCTGGAAAAGTCACAGTGTAACCACTTGCAGACGCATCTTGCTTTATCTTAAGAACGAAACTAGATACCTTGCCAGATGCGGCTGGATTGCTGAAAGTATACGTTACATTTTCAGTTAACGTATGCTCAAAGACATTGCCATCACGTAGGTTTAGCGTTGCTGCATTAGAGCTAGATGTTACAGAGGTGCTTTCCTCAATCGTGCCATTATCAAACGTTGCCACACCGTTGGCATCTGTAGTGACAAAAGCACTTGCGCTAGTTGTGCCAAGAGCATCAGGAAGTTTTACAACATAGGTTGCGCCTGCGCTGTGCGGTGCAGACTGTATTGTTATCCCGTGAGAGTTGTTTTCACAATTGAGAACAATTGAGCCTTGGTTTGTATTGCCTTTTACGACAACACGCCCAGTACCATTTGGCGCAAGGTCTAAGTCTGCGTTAGATGATGTAACAATGTCTTGCCCGTTCGTATCAAGGTCACCACCTAGACTTGGAGTCGTATCACTAACCAAATCTGAAAGCTTAGCATCTAACTGCGTTTGTATTGCGCTTGTAACGCCGTCTACGTAGTTTAGCTCCGTAGCTGTAGCGGTAATGCTTAGATCAGATAGCTGCTTAACCAGTGGATGACCACCTGCCGTTGAGCCGTCGTGGACAACCGCCGTGTCCTTGTCAGTATCAACTGTAATTTCACCGACAGCGCCAGTAAATGAACTATGCTGCGAAGTTGTGCCGCGTCTAAATTGTACTTGCTTTGCCATTATGCAACGCTCCCGTAATCATCTATGTTATCAACTGTGCCAGTAACTAAGCCGTAATCTTCATCGAGAAACAAATCGGCGGCAGTTGCTGAAATAAATACAACCGCAGATCCGCTTAGAGTTATTGCGTTATTACTGTTGCTACTTTCGCTTACAGTGCGAGAAAGGGTTGTGCCACTTGCCGTGTAAACGCCGGAGCCTATTTCAAAGTTATTCCCATCTTCAATTACGTATCTAACGGTATCACCGTTTGATACGCCTGCATCTGTAAATGTTTGAAATCCTACCGAGGCCGATCCTAAAGTAATAGTTCCAGTGCCGGTAGTGCTTGTCGTCATCTTGGCTCTGTTAACTAACTTAACCATGTGTCACCTATGATGGGTCAGGGATTTCAATATCAAATGCTGCAATCGTAAATGAGTTACCAGATGTTACACTTTGAGATGTAGAAAGAGATCCCGTGGCCAATAGCCTTGTTGCGGAAACGTCTACTATAGCAAAATGGGTTGCAGTTCCGGTTCCAGTTACCGATCCATCAGTAATGGCTCCTGCCCTTACTTTACGGCCAGAGGTGTCACCATCTTCTGGAGAGCCAAACGACAATGATGTTGAGTTTCCAAGCGTATAAGTGCTCGTCGCCCCTGTATATGTAGTGGCTTCTTGTGACGTAATATCAATACGATCTGCCTCGGTATCTAACTTAGCGAGCGCAGCGTCTAAAACATAATCCGAAATACTTGCCATTTTTACTCCTATGAATAACTGTTAATTTGCATACGCAGACCAGAGCCACCATATTTAGCTTTGTCATTGTTGCCGTTTATACCACTGATCGCGCTTTGATACAATGCTGACCACGTCTGAGCGCGAGCATCATCAACTAAATATGGAGCACTATGAATTAAAGAGCCATACAGGTAGGTATCTGGGAAATAGGTTAAGATCCAATTAGAAGTATTGCTATCACTTAACGTTGCAGTTCGAGCATAGTAATAAAGCTCACCAGTATATGTTGTGTCTGGCTTTGGCCAAACCTCGATCTGACCTGAGATAACTGCATAATATTGGGGTCGTCCAGTTGTATCAGAGTTTTCGTTTCTTTTCTTTTGTATAAATAAAGGTGTGGCCAATTCTATTGGCCGCTCATCTACGTCTAAATGAAACCTTACGGCTTCCAAAAAATCAGAAGGCAGAGCTGTATATCTTGTGTCAATAGTGGCGGTTGCTCTTTGCTCCATACGCCAGTGCCTTATTCTGCGATCCATATCTGCTTCATTTAGAGCAATAAAGTCAGGAATTACACTCGTTAAGTCATCTCTGTTTAGCCAGTTGGCTATAGATGATTTAAGCTCAGAGTAAGTTGTAATGCTCATAATGTGCCGGCCCTTGTCCTAAATACTTGATTGTTGCTGTCGTTTAACCACTTTTTCATCGCCTTCGGATCGTCTGCAATCCCTCGCTTCTTCAGCTCATAGTACACTGAAAGTGGAATTGACGCTACTTTATTAACGTCTCTGTATCTATTGGGTGTTTCTTTATATTCGTTTTTATTTCTTTCGGCTATGGCGGAGACATCTTGCTTTGTCTCAACGACATACTCGCCTTTGTCAGTTACGTGCCAGTATTTGGTTATTCCGGTTGCAGGATCTCTATCAAATAATCGCTTCATTTTGCACTCCAAATAAGTGGGGCGACTAACGCCGCCCCGACTATATTATGATGTAGACAGATCAAAGACGCCAGAATGGGCAGCCTCATTGAGAATTTCCAATCCGGCTTCGACGAGAATCATGCGTTTCTCAGCGTCACCGGTTTTGGCGAGTTCGACCTGTTGGATAGGACGTAGAGTAGCTACAGCCGCATATTCTGGGTCTAAGAAAAATGCGTCCCGATCTCTACTGAAACGGTTTGTCACCACATTCAAGGTTCCAAAGTCAGACATATAGACGTCTGCCGTACCGATTATTGTAGTCGGTGCATTATCTGGAGCCATGTAACGCTGCGCCGCGATACCTGCAAAACCTGATACAACGGTTTTGTTATGAGGCCCAACCATCAAGATGCTTGGCTCACCACCGGCTGTAAATGCATTTTGCATAGCAGTTTTCAACATTGCTTCGGTAAACGCTTGCTGCGTACCATCTGTACGAGCATCAGTACCGTCACCAGTTGGAGAAGCTCCGTCTGAAGTATTGAAAACATCGTTAGTAGCAATCCAAGCACCAAGACCACCGGTCTCCCGTGCGGTGCTACTATTGCCTGCCACTTGAGCATTGTTATCGGTTAGTACAGCTTCTAAATCGCGCTTGATTTCCTTGCCGCGCTTGGCCATTTGATATGCCAATTCATCGTTGCGGCCTGCAAGATCTTGCGCTGCAAGGTTGTCAGCTACAATTAATGTACGACGTAGGATGTGCGTATAGTTACCAACGCGAGTAGTTGATGAAGTAGAGTCAAAAGAACCTACGTCATCCCCATCGATGTTAGCTGTTTTACTCACTGCGTTTAGGCTGTCAGTTTGCCACTCGAAATAAGTATTGGATACTGTTTTAGAGCCAATGTTACTTTGAAAAGGCGTAGTTTCGGGAGCGATACTCGAGATAACATCACTTAATGATTCTCGAATACCTTTTGCGTCAAAAGACGTGAAAGTATTTGCTACAATAGCCATTTATAAATCTCCTATAGTAAGGCTTTTATTGCTAAAGCCGCGTCTTGGATGCGGCCGGATTTTTTTGCGTTCTGAATTGCTTTTTGTGCATCTGACGTAGGTTTAGGCTGTGACGCTTTTGTTCCGCTCTTTAATGTCTTGGCGCGTGCTTTTTTTGGCTTGGCCTTTGCCTCTGCAACTCGCGTTTCTCCTCGATCATAAAGCATTGCTTTCCTCGCTAACTTCACAAGCGTGGCATTTGCCAAACCCGAAATGTCTTGCTCCGTAAATCCTTCGCCAAGTAGAAAGTCCCTTATCTGGGTTGCTTCCTGCGCCGCAACTTTACTGTCGCGCCACTCGGGTATGATGTCCGGCAGCATCTCGCGCTGTTGAGTAACATATTGCTCCTGCATCTGTTGCATCTTTTCTTGCTGCAATTTTTGCACTCGCTGTTGCTCAGACTGTACGGCTGCAATTTGAGCCTCACGCTCTTCTTGTTGCTTCCGCCATTGACGTTCTGCCTTTGCTGCCATCTTAGGGTCTGTGTCGTACAGTGTGTCCCAATCAGGCTCCTGCTCCTTTTGCTCAAGCCGTTGCTGCAAAGCAGGCAACATTTGAGCATATTGTGCACGTTCACGTTCGATGTCAGTTTCTTTGGCTTCTAACGCTTTGCGCTGTTCTGCCAATTCCTGCGTCTTACGTGTATAATCTCTCTGCCTTAGATTAGCTGCTTTCAGCTCTTGGACGGTTATCTCTTCACCATCGACCTCTACTATGGCCCCTAGTATATCGAAGGATTCGTCTTCCGAACTTTCTGCATCTTCCTCGACTTCGAGCTCCTCCTCAGATCCTTCGACAACTAAATTATCTTCCTCAGTTGCTCCAGTATCCTCAGAGGCTTCAACCTCCTCCACTACTTCTTCAGTGGTTTCGGCCTCAAGCGCATCAGTTGCCGCAGCGTTATCCTCTTCGGGCGCAAGTATGGCTCTGATTGCATTTTGAGCACTGTACAGATCAGTCCCTTGTGGGTTGTTGTTTTCTGCCATCTCATTAACTCCATATTATGGGCTTATTTTGATTTAATTTCAATAGCCCCGTTATCTACCATTGCACGCAGCGACTGGCGTACCATTTCGACGCCGCGTAGTTTCATATAAATAGCCTCACGGCTATCACTATCATTGGTTTCAGTTAACTTAAACTCAAACCAACAATCCTGCTCAATCTCCTGTAGAAATCTTTTTAAATCTGTGTCGTGTAGAAGGCGCTCCGCCTCCCTGCCGTCATCTATAATTTGTTGTTTAGTTTTCACGCGCAGCCTCTTTTATTACATCAGCTTGCGCCTTCATAACTTCCCGATTAATCGCCAGATCTGATCTAATCTTTTCGACGTTCAGTTGCGTGCCGTATTTAGCTTTCATTTCTTCGGCTTTTACAAAGAGCTCAGCCTCTAGCTCGTCACGCTTACGATCATCTTCGAGCTGAAACTTCTCACGCTCCATTTGCAACTCGGCAGCTTTCTTCTGTATGTCTGCCTGTATTTGCTGTATTTGCACTTGGATAAGCTGCTCATTGACATCCGGTTTCGCAGGTTGCGGCGGAGGTCTAAACTGCGACGGATCTCCCCAGAACTGTGAGGTGTCTTTAAATCCTGCTATTTCTGTCATAGATTTAAGAGTATTAGATAGTTTTTGCATGTCAGTAAGTGGGTTAATTGGCCCCATAGTCTGCATTGCATCTTTCTGCATTTCTGCGATCTGACGCAGCATAAGCATACGCTCGGTGTCAGAACCGCGCCCTAGAGCCACATTTACGGTAACATCCATATCGCTATTCCACACACGCGGATCAATTGGTACAAAGTTATTATTAAGCTTTATCATGCGCTCACGATCTTGATGGGTAGTCACCAGATTAAGAACAAGCTCATACATGCGCTTTACGCCAGTTTCTGCAAATATACGCGCAATCATTTCAACTTGTTGTTGTGCGGCGCTTACAGTAGCTGCTACGGCTGTTGCAGTGCTAGACTGCAAAGCATTAGCGTCCAAGCCTTTTGACGCTTTAGATATGCCGGTGCGAGCTTCTTTGACCTCATCCATATACTTAAGCACTGGAAAAGAAGCTTGACCTACAAACGGCATACTGAGCGGCTGTATTTGTCCGGCAGCTCTCTGGCGTATAATTGAGCCTACTTCTGTGCTCATAGCGTCATCAATATTTACCATACCCTCAACAACAGCTACGCGTGGGTGGATTGACATGCTTAAACTGTCGAGCGTGTTACGCATAATAGACGACTTGATTCTCTGCACATCCATTACTGTATCGGCCACAGACATACCAAAAAAGTCATGCGGCTCTGGATCTGGACATAGCGTAGCAAATGGAGCCATATCACACGGCTCGTTCATTAAAATTTTATTTCCGTCTCCGGCCGAACAAATTTTACGCAGCTCGGCAATGCCATCACCATCATAATCAACGCGAATATAATTTTCGACATATAAAACTTTTTTCATAGCAGGATCGCTGCGCTCGTTCATCTCGTTTGTAAGCGCCCTGTTTCGCGTGTATCGCTCTACATTTGTATCCATGTCGTCATATGACGCACCAAGCTCTGCCACCTCGTCGTAATCGTAACCCATCGCTACAAGCTCAGATACAGTAACGATCCGGCGGTGGGCGACGTAATCAGATTGTTCAACTGATTTACTTTCGCGTGAAATAAGAAACTCTTCTGGAGGCACGGCCTCAACCCTCACACGCCCATCTGGGTGGGTATACGTGGCCCTTACATCGTGCATCATAGGAGCAGGCATTTCCTCACCGGTCATAGGATCTTGCATTGGCTCGCCCATAGGTTTAGACACCACAATCTCTACATCGACGTTTTGCTCAGACATCAGCGCAGCAAGAGCCATATCATCAAGCCCCGTATATGGAAGAGTTTCAAACTTTGTTTGATCGTCCCAATAGACTTTTAATATGCCAACCTTACGAACAAGCGCATCCATAAACGCAGCGTGCATTTCAAGAAAGCCATTGTTATCTCGGTTTATAATGTAATTAGCGTAGTCAGTAGCCTGCTTAGCTGCCGCAACGTCCTCCGGACCCTGCGGCACGTATTCCACAGTTTGATCGCTGCCGTGAAAAATACGCATCAGCGACGGCATAATTGCTTGCACAGTGTCGCGTACATCCATTGACACAACTTGGCTGCGCCCATCTTCTTCGTTTCCAAACGGCTCGCCTCGGTAATATTGCGTGGCCGCCGCCCTTTGTGGCGAAATATGGTTGTCGATAAAGTCGATTGCGTCGTCAATCTCTTTACCGACAATTCCTTGTAACTCTTCTTGAGACATGACGTCAGGATTCATCTCTTGCTCAAGCTCGTCTACCATCTGGTTTATTTCACGATCCATGTGTCACCTCTTACGTCGTATTGCGTTAGCTGCTAATTCTAATAGGCTTGTTGCGCCTTTTTTGACAGGAAAATATAATGGCGCGTTTACTGCAATTGCGTCTAAAAGAGAAAGGCCTCCCAATGCAGCGTCTTTAGCTACACCTAATTTGTTTCCTTGTCGAAAATTATCAATTAAAGATTTGCCAGATGTTTTTAAATCTTCATATGCTACTGCGGAGCCAAGTATTGGGACAAAACCTGCTAATTGAGCTTGAGACATAGCCACCATTGGGTCTTCTCCGGCCTCTGTCCGCATATTATACATACCAGTAGTTATTTTATTTTGGCCCATTTCAATATTATACAACTGCTCTAAATCTTTATCTGAATATTTAAAATCGCCTTTTTTTCTAAAAATACCCTGATAAGGGTCAACAAAATCTTCTTCAAGTCTCTCATCAGCTATGTCGGGGAAATTTCCAACAATTCGATATGCTGCGCGTATATTTTGCGGATCTGCCATTACATTCCCCTACTTAAATACCTTAATAAATCTCGCTCATTATTCTGATAAGAGCCTAATAGCCCTCCGGCTCCTGCTACGCCCATCAAAGGTATTTTTCTATTAAAAACTAATTTAGCAACTTCTTTAGGAGATATGCCAAGCTCTTTGGCAGTGACGTTGATCCGTTCATCAAAAATGTCAGACACTGTTTTTCGATCAGACATGAGATTAGTTTCATCACCTAAACCAAACCACGAAAGCGCTTGAGATTCGGCAGGCTCAACGTCTAATTTTTTTGCTACATCGTCATAAATATCTGCAAATATTGGATATTCTGTTTGAGCTTTTACCTTTCTCCCGTCTACCTCTATAACTTGCGTTCCTATTGTGTCATCTATCATGTTTGGCGTTAGCGTTTTTGGATCTTTTTTATAAGCTGCTTTAAATTTAGGTAATATAAATCCATCTGGCACAGAGCCTGCTTTGACCTCATTCATAGCCATAAGAGCTCCTCGTATAGCGTGCGTGTCAACCGTTACTCCAGAACGATTCCCAATCATATTAGCGCCAAAAGTTGCAGGTTTTGTATTAGTCGCTCTATCTATAGACCCAAATTCTGCAATGTCGTCCAACAATTTTCCGTGAATACCTCCTTTACCAGTCATCATCGGATATCCTTTTTCAGATATGCCGCCACTTCCTTTTCCTACAAGCTCTCTAAAAGGTATTCCTGCGTCTAGTTTAGCCATAACAGATGTAGCATTTCTTATATTAGACTCCACAGGCGTTCTCGGAGACGTTGCTGCAAAATATTTAGAAAAATCATCTAAATACTTTGCGGCTTCATCCTTACTCAAACCTGCTTTTAGAGCTGCTCTATAGATTGGCCCATCGCTACTATAAAAAAAACGAGCATCGCTTTCCGTAATACCACTTTTTAATATTTTTTCAGTTAATTTATCGGCTATTTCCTGCCTTCCTTTAATAAGTGGCCGCGCCCTATCTTTTAATGGCAAAGGAGCCAAAGGATTTGGGTTTCTGGGGTACATGCGGCCTAAATCCTCAGAAAACGTAACTTCAGAAGGCGTTTTGTAATCAGTATCTAAAATTCTTTCACGATCAGGATCTGGCTGTATTCTTTTTTTAGTTGGCAGCTCCATTCTGTCAGACATGATGTCATAAAAAGCTTTTAAGCCGTCGCGGCCACCTTTTGCGATTAGCTCAAGAAGATCTAGTTTGCTCGCCATATCACCACTTCACCTTGTTTGCCCAGAAAGCCGCAGACATTTTGCCCTTGGCAATATTTTTAGCGTGCCTAGCCTTAAATGATTTGGCTCGCTTAGTCATTTTTTTGTCGCCGGTTTTACCTTGTTGGCCAAACCTAATCGTTTTAACCTTGTCACCTTCTTTAGCCACCACGACATGCGATTTTTTCGGATGGTTAGGCGTGCGTTTAGGCTTGTTGTAGCCCGAGACGCCGGCACGGGCTAGACGTGGGTCTTTTTTGCTCATCTAGCTCTCCGGACGGCTCTTCTCTCTGCCTTAGTGTATTTTGCGTTTTGCTTACCGGCTTTAGTCGCTTTGTTTTTCGCTTTCGAGCCTGCGGCTTTCTGCGCCGGCGTTAAACTATCACGGGCAGACTTAGGAAGGTATCTGCTTTTACCCTTCTTGCCGACGTAGTCCCACTTCTGCTTGCTCCACTTTTTAAGCGATTTCTGCGACTTTTTTAACGCCATTACTTATAGCCTCCGCCGGCTTTTTTATACTCGTTCGCCAAGAGCTGCGCTTTACGGGCAGACCACTGGCCTGCCTTACCGCCTTTTGTGCCTGCTTTGATTTTGTTAAAAAGACGCTTACGCATTGTCGGCTTAGTATAGTTGCCAGCTTTGTTGACGGTAGACTTCTTTTTCTTGGCAGGCATTACTTCTTTTTGCTCATCTTGCGTTTAGTCGTCGTGCCGTACTGCATTTTCTTGCCAGACTTTTTTGCAGCTTTTTTTGCAGCCGACATTCCCTTTTTACCGTATGAATATTTTTTACCTGCAACCATAGGCATAGCGATCTCCTTCCAGTTAAATGTAGGCCAATCATACAGGATTATAAGAAAAAAGAAAGCCCGACATAAATTTAAGGGCTTGTGTATCTGTTAACAAACTGTTAACGTAGTTATATAAAGCGAATCAAGGAGGATTACATGGCACTAACTGAATTAGAAACAAAAGTTTACAATGTAATTAAAGAAATAATTGAATTTGAAGATGTTTATTGCGTTCACGTTAAAGGTATCTGGCAAGAAACAGACCTAAGCATTTCGCAAGTAAAAGGATGTATCGGATCATTAGTAAAAAAAGGTGCTGTTGCAGAAGTAGAGCCAAATCACTTTGAGCACTTAGAAATTTAATTAACGGGGGCTTCGGCCCCCACAACTGGATAGGAGGTATCGCATGCGACTATACAAATCAAGCAACGGGCAATGGGCAGGCACTCAGCGTGACGCTCAGAAAAATTTTCCAAGAGATTGGAGCGAAGTAGACGTACCTACTTCTAAAGCTGACTTACTAGCGTGGCTCAACGACAATCAGGTCGGCGCAACAAAGCAGGCTCAACCAGTTGTCGAGCACAAGCCCGTCGATCCATCACAGATAGACCCAGAGGCGTACAGTTGGGTACGTTGGGCATACGAGACGCTACGACGCGGAGACCGCAAAGAAGCAGAGGCAATGCTGCTTAGAGGCTTAGAGTTCAACAATCCAAATCGGAGGAGGTAACCGATGAAAAACGTAAACATCAGACCAGTTAACCACGGCACAACTAAAGCCGACAGAAACCGCTATTGCGGCCCGTCGGTCATTAGCGCCGTAACAGGCATGACAACCGGAGAAGCAGCTCGCCTGCTTCGCCACGTCGGTGGCCGTAAGTCTATCAAAGGCTCATACACCTCAGAAGTAACTGGCGCACTTTCAATGTGCAACATCAAATGCACCTATCAAAGCTTTGGCCTCAAGCTAGGCCGAAGCAAAGGCCCGACATTAGCAGCTTGGCTCAGACACACTGTCAAAGAGCGCACTGCTAAACGTGTCTTTCTCATCGTCGCAGGTAATCACTTTCAGCTAGTCCAAGGCAGACGCTACGTCTGCGGCATCCTTGGTGACGTAGTATCAATACGCCATAAGCGCGTAAAGAGACGAGCGCGTGTATCTAACGTGTATGAGCTTTCACTTTTGGGCATCGCTGAGGCCGGTGCAAAAATCGAAATACCTGCCGAGGCACGTAAGCCAAAGCGTGACGCAGTCGAAGCATCCGACTACTCAAAGGCAAAGCGCCTAGCTAAAAAGATGGAGATCGAGATCGAGCTCGATCAGATCGGCCCGTCACGTAAGTACGACGTGCAGAAGTGGATTAGCTACGATGACGTCGATGAGAACAACGAGCCTCTCGACTTCGCTGAGATGGGCATTATTGATGGCCACTGCTCATACGACTGGTGGGAGCTGCACGGTAAGCTCGAAGAGATACAAAGGTATCGTGACGAGCACGGCTACCGGCGCGTCGTCACAATGGCCGCCTAAACAACGCCCCTAATACTACGCTTCAACGGCCGGCTCCATGAGCCGGTTGAACTCGTTCCGGATGCTAGTGTCGTGTGGTCATTAGCCAGAGATAAACAAACAGCGTCAGCTCTATCCGGAGACACGACGCCCCTCTTTTTCA